CGAATCAACTCACGACCCAGTTGAGCACACGCTTGCTCCACACTGAACGTTTTACCATTACCCGAAAGACCCGTAATGAACGTCGGATAAAAAAGATTGGATTGAATAATCTTTTTAATATCACCAAAGTTACCAAACTTGACGAAGGTATCATCTTTATCTGGGATAAGATTTTGTTCAACAGCAGGAATAGCAGCAGGTGCATTTACAACTTGCTCAAACTGCTCTCGTGCTTCTTGAATGGTTAGATTCCAACGTCCACGACCAGTTTTATATTCAGAGATTTTATTGGAGACAGTTTGGTAGTTGGCTCCGTTCATTGCACACCAAGCACGAATATCAGCAGCAGTAACAGATTCGCCGTAAACTGCTTGAAGAGAGGTGCGGATGTAATCGGCGGAGAGAGTCATAATGTTGGGTCGTTTGTTTCAACTGAAGTTATTATACAAGAAAAAGGGGGTGCCGAAGCACCCCAGTGTACAGTTGTAAAACTGGATCACTCACCGATTTCTCTGAGTTCTTCGATCAGTTTCTTCTTGCTATGGCGTCTATCGAGTTCAACACCATGCTTTCTCCCATATGCTTCCAACTCCACTTTATCCATTTCTTCAAGTGAAGATGTTTTTTCTACAACAGGTGCTTCTTCTACAACAGGTTCAGGAGCAGGTGCTACCTCAACCTTAGGTGCAGGGGCATTAATACCTCTGATTAAATCTCCGAACTTGCTCATTGTTTTAAATCTAGTTTTGAACTATTTATTAAAAAAGGAGGTCTTGCGACCTCCTTTGGAAATATTATCAGAAGAGAGGTTCTTTTCTCTTTTGCCCCATTGGAGTTCCAGTAGCATCTCTTTTAACAACTTTATTAGCACCAGGTGCCAGATTTGTTCCAGATCTAAATGCCGTTGCTGTATTATTGGTTGCAGCAGGTACTGGTTTAGCAGCAACAGGAGCAGGTTTAGCAGCAACAGGAGCAGGTTTAGCAGCAGGATTGATTGGTGTTAATCCAAGTTGAGCACGAACCTGTGGGTTTGCAGCAGAACCCATAGCACCAGAACCACTTACAGTTTTTCCTTGTGCCTGCTGTTGTCTAGCAAGAGCAGAACCAGCAGGTGCTGGTCTATTCAGAACTTCTGGACTGTTTGCTCTCTTAACAGCAGCATCTACTGATGCCTGTCTCTGAGCCTGCTGAACACCACCCTTAACAGCAGCCTCTTCTTGTCCTGCTCTATCTGCACCAGAAGCCTTAGCAGCAGCACGGGCAGCTTGTGCTGCTCTCAGTTCTGCCATTGTGGGAAGTCTTCTTTCAAACTTAGTTCCACCTGGTGTAACTCCAGTTGGAACAGCAGGTTTCTTATCTGCCACAGTCGCACCAGTAGGAGTTGTTGGCTTTGTATCACCACCAGCAGCAGGAGCAGCAGGAGCAGCAGCATTAGCAGTAAATGTCTTCTTACCAGAAGCATCGTAAGTTACAGTGCCTTGCTTACCACCAAGAGTTGCTGCATACTTTCTACCAACAGTAACTTGTCCACCAGCACCACCAGATGCTGCAACTGTTTGAGCAGGTGCAGGTGCTGGTTTAGCTGGTGCTGGTTTAGCTGGTGCTGGTGCAGATGCAGATGCCTTTTCTGGCGCTTGGAAATCTGGATTATTCTTCAACGCTTCCTGACCACGTTGTCTTACATTATATCTTGCTTGCGTTACCAGTTCCTTCTCAGACCTAGGTTTCCATCTTTGCTGTCCAGGTCTATCTGGTTTAACATTTGCTGCTCGCAATCTTGCAAGTTCTTCCGCTTCAGCCTTGGCACCGCCACCAGCAGCCTGAACTCTTCTATCTGCTTCAATACGAGCACGTTCTTGAGATCTTCTCGTCGCTTCACGAGCTGTGCCATCCTGCTCATCAAGTTGCTCAACTTCTGGTTGAACGTAAACCTGATGGAGAGCTTCCATCATGCTCTGGACTTGTTTTCCTGTGATTCTTTCCATTTATCAGTTCTCCGTGATTAACTCGAACCACTGCTCACTCATACCATTAATAATCGAATCGGCAGATTCTACGTCGGTAGCATAACCTTCCTCAATGAGGTGCGTTACTACCTTTTCATAGATTTCTTTTGTTTCTTTTAATTTCTTTGGGGAAGGTTTCATCGCTAGACAGTTTTTCTATAAACTTATTTATTCAGGCAATAAGTTCAATAAACTCCCCAAGAACTTTCTTATTCATCTTCTTGTTACGAAGACTCTTAACAAATGCACTTTTGATCTGAGTCTTAGTTGCATCATCAGCAACTTCAAACTCACTGTCCTGTGCAAGTGCATTGGCAGACAAACCAAAGTAAGTAGTATATCCAGAAGACTTGATAGAAAATGCTTTTTGCTTTTTCCAAGCATTCATTGTTCTATCATGCGTTTCTCCATAAAATCCACAGTAACGACGAATAAAGGATCCAGCATCACGAGATTCAAGAACACGAATACCGATAAAGTTAATATCTTTGAAGGTGTCTTTCAGGTTACGGAGAAGAATATCAGTAAACTCATACCACTCACAATCACAAGAATAAGTATTTCCAGTTTTGCGATCACGAATAAAGGCATTAGGACCAATGTGAGAAGTTCCCATAAAAGGATCATCTTCCCAGCGACGGTGTACTTCGCGGTGATACTTGGGAGCACATGCTTCACCGTCAGTCAAAACTACACACTGAACCTTTTGAAGTTTGTTCTCTTGCTTAAAGATGGGAAGAATCTGGTGAAGAGAGATCAGTGCCTCATTCAATGGAGTGCCAGAAAGACTCATTCCAACAGGAACTCTGATAGAAGAATAATGGTTGAAAGTATATGCGATTCGGAAAATATTCTTCATTTGATTTTCCAGTGTTTTGAGATTCACTTTGCTGGTAAGAAGGTTCATCATTGAGAACCATTCGCCAACCTGCACCAAACCATCACGCTTGGTATAAGAAAGTTGCCGAAGAGTTGCTTTACAGTCTTCATCGTAAGAAACCAGAGGATAATCACTGGTAAAAGCGTAAACATCAAAAGGAATATTAGTTTTCTTACAGAACCAAACAAGGTTGAAGAGTTGCTTCACAGTATCGAGCATTACCTGCCCCATTGAACCACTCCAATCCAGAACAAACACCAGACCATGGTTCTTGCCGTCAGCAAGGGTAGTGACTTTCTTGAAGAGGTCTTCGTTATATTTGTAAGTATGAAGTTTGGTGCAGTCCAGAACACCAGTGCGAGCAGTGGTAGCACGAGCATAGGAGTCTGCTGCCTTCTTACATTCAAACTCTTTGACCAGATAGTTGACTTCTTTCTGTGCCGAACGTTTGAACTCTACAAACATACGGTCAACTGAATCAAAGATCTCTGGTTCGGAATCAATCCATTGATCATCACAGTTTTTATGAATCTCCGCATTGGAGACGATCACTTTCTTCAAATCAACTTTTGGAAGTTCCAGATATACATTTTCTTGACTAGATTGATTCACCAATTCTTTAAGTGCCTCTTCCAATGAATCGACAGTCTTAACTTCTGGTTCTTCATTGTGTTCACCACCACCCCGAGATTGAGTTTGCTCAGGACCACTTTCTGCGGTCCCACCATAAGATTCAGTTTCACCAGGTTGTTCCTGCTCACCCTCACCTTCTTCCTGAAAATCAGAGGCAGGTGCAGATTGCTCACTGGAACCAGACATTTCCAGTTCATCAAGTTGAGTTTTGATTTCTTCTTCTTGCTTTTTCTTACAATACTTGTAAAGAACCTTTGCTGCTTCCAAAACCTCATCAAAGGTCTCAGTATCAGCAATCATATTAATAATGTCAGTTTCTTCACCACGTTCAATGGGAACTGTGATGTAGTTACCAATCTTGAACCACAGATTAGTGCGATCAGCAAGATTATAAGTGCTCAGATCGTCATCACCAATCGCAAAGAAGTCCTGTTGAGCAAGTTCTTGGTATCCACGGTAAAAAGTCTTGGACAGACCAGCATAACGACGCTTCATTAGTTTCTCAATGCGAGCGTCTTCTACGATATTGACAAACTGCGGAGGAACCTTGTGTTCCTCAAACCAATCAATATCAGGAGTATAAAGTGCGTGTCCAACTTCATGACCAACCAACATATCATAAACAAAGTTGCTTGCCTTTTCCCACATTGGAAGAGTCAGCACACGAGTATGCACATTGAACTGTGCGGTCTCAACTTTCTTGTGCTCTACCACAAGGTCCTCAGTGGCAAGCAGTTTAGCAAGTTGGGACTTGATTTCGTGATTGACTGCCATAGGTCTGTTGCGTATGGACCTATTATACAAAAAAAGAGGGTGGTTAGACCCTCTTGTATGCCAGTTTAGAAAGTGGTATCAACCTTTCTTTCCACCGTGCGTCTTCCACATAACAGATGCTGCTACTGCCTTTGGATCACGAGCACCACCTTCTTTTGCTGCCTTTTCTACGGCAGCAAATCCAGTTCCAGGACCAGACTTGCCAATTTCTTCACCCTTGCGGATTTTCTTCGCAAGTCTCTTGCGACCTGCTTTTGTTCCATACTTTGCCTCAACAATAGCATCTCTTTGCTCATCAGTGAGATGTGCCATCATATCATAAACTTCCTCTTCGGTAGCACCTTCACCAATCAAATAACCTTTGACAATATCAAAGATGTCAACTTCTTCCATTTTAGCAGACTGAGCAGCGGTTGGTCTGCGCTTATTCATCATAGCCGCATTCTTTTCAGGACCAACACCAAGAACTGCCTTAGCAGCACTCTTAACTGGTTTAGCAACTACATCCATTGCTTTGGTAAGATTGCCAACTGCCTTCTTTCCTTCCTCTGGGGTTTGACCCTTTGGTTTAAGAACAGCATTAACCGCCTTTGCAGTTCCTGTCACAAGACCCATTCCCTCATCAACCATCTCACCTTCATAACGGTGACCTTCTGACGGGTGATCCGTTCCTTCAAGGATTTCCATCTCACTTACAGGAACATCCTTCTCAACACCGTGATTGAAAAGAACATCATAGTGAGACACAAAACCGTTCTCATCAGGAACAGCGTGCTCACCAAAGATGCAGGTGCCTTCACCAAACTGTTCGTGACAGACTTTCTTAGCACAGTTGTGCTTACCTTTGTCTTCCTTGTCTACGCAGTCCTTTTCTTCCTTTTCACCCTTTTCTTCTTTTTCTTTGTATCCTTCATAAACGGAAGCATAAGCCTCCATCAAGCTTCTAACTTCTTTTGAATTCATTTTTTTAGAGACTTTTTAGATATTTATAAATTTATCTTTCATAATCTCCATACTTCGCTTTGATCTTACCTCTGAGTTCCTCCGCCTCTTTGGATCTACCCTGCCTTTCCAGTGTTGATGCTCTCATCTGCATCAACTCCTCAACATCTTTATCAATCTTGCCCATCTTTTTCTTGATAGCAGCAGTTGTTACCTTTGGTTCAGTTTTGCTGGTTGGTTTAGCAGGTGCAGGTGCTGATTTAGCGGGTGCTGGTTTAGCAGGTGCGGGTGCTGGTTTAGCAGGTGCGGGTGCTGGTTTAGCAGGTGCTGGTTTAGCGGGTGCTGGTTTAGCGGGTGCGGGTGCTGGTTTAGCGGGTGCTGGTTTAGCGGGTGCTGGTTTAGCGGGTGCTGGTTTGGCAGGTGCAGGTTTAGCAGGTGCAGGTTTAGCAGGTGCTGGTTTAGCGGGTTGAGACTTTTTCACCTCAGGATCCAGATCCGCATAGTATGACGGATCCTTTCTTACTTTGGTTTCATAATCAGTGGTATCAACAGTCTGCTTCTTTCCACTAAGCGTAGCATTTGTAAGACCATATCCAAGTCCTGCGGTCGTTAATGCAATTGCAGCGGCAGCTTTATTCTTACCAAGAGTTCTAGCAACCTCTTGTGCGCGATCAGTCTTTGTTCTTCTGGAAGAAACCCTAGTTGCACCAACATCGACTGTTTGTTTGGATGCATCAGTGTATCCAGGAAGTTTAGTTCCTTTTACACCATCAGGACCCATCTTTCCGCCTTTGGAAGAAACTCCACCGGAAGATACAAAATCTTTACGACCAGATCCAGGAGAAGTTCCACCAGGAAGTGCAAGTCTTTTCGGAGACTGGGGAAGTGCTGCTTGAACCTTCTTTACGGTCTCAGGTTTTGCCTGTGGTAGTTTTGGAAGTCTAACAAGTCTTGTGTCAGATGTATCCCAAGGATTACCTGGTTTTCCACCCCAAGCAGGTTTTGGTGCAGGAGCATCCAAACCATACTTAGCAGAAACCTGCTTCATATTAGGAATATTTCTTACACCCAGAAGGCTACCAGTTTCCTTAGGAGTAGGGATTGGTTTTGCGGGAGGAAGAATTCTATTAGGAAGACTACTTGAAGGTCCTTCTTTTGGTAAACCTAGTTGTGGTGGTCTTTTCTTTGCAGGATAATTCCAAATATCAGCAGCAGCACCAGTTGCTTTTCTCTTTGCTGGGATTGGTAAACCAGTTTTGGGTCCCTTAACTACGGCGTCTTTTACTTTTGATCCAGATCCTTGAATCGCTCTAGATATAGCACCCTGAATGCCAGGTGCTTTACGCATTGCAGCAGCAGATGGTTTCCATACACCAGACATACCACCCAACATTCTCACCATATCAATAACACCCTTAGCAAGTTTTGCCTTGCTTTCATAAAGCATTCCATCAAGAGAGTTATTTTCATAGAGATAATTTACAATCTCAATCGCATCATTATCTTCATATCCCTCTTCAAGGAGACACTGATATGCTTCTTCGTAAATATTAACTTCTTGCTCTACAATATCCTCTTGTATTTCTTGGGAATAAATTGAGTTATATGCTTCCTGTAAGGATTTCATCTGACAAAAACACTTTTTAGATATTTATAAAAAAAGAAGCACCCCTTTCGGAGTGCTTCTTCTTGAATGCTTGGCGTCGTGCCTTTGCTTGTCGGAGTGCTTGCGGTTTCAGTTTCCGCTTCTGATCCTTCTTAGAGTGGTGCTGCCAGTTTGGAGTGTTCATTATTCCTGGGTATCTGAGGATACCATACGTGAAAAACCTTTGATTTTGTCAAACCGTATGACACTTTCAAATTTGTCTTGCATATCGGTCTTATGAGAAATCACAAATATATTAGCATCCTTAATCACATAACGAATAATCTTAAGGAACTCATCAGTGCCGAATCCATCAAGTGAAGAATCAAAAACTTCATCCATAATCAGCAGGTTGGTGTTTACAGAGTTTTTGACACGCGCTACCTCACGCCAGGTGAAGAGTAGGGCAAGGTCGATTCTCATCTTTTCACCTTCACTAAAAGAACTGTAAGAGAAGTCTTCATGAATAGGAGACTTGACAGTTTCTTTAAACTCTTCATCAAGATGGAAGTTAATATAAAAATCCATCATTTGAAGATAACGATTGACCTGCTGATTTATGAACGGAAGATACTTCTTAATGATCTTCGTTTTTACACCATCGTCCTTAAGTAAGGAATA